GAAGTCGCACCTGGTGACCCGCGAGAGAGCTCTGCAGATAATTGACAAGCGAGGCCTGGTAGTCGCCCATCAGACCAAAGACGGCGAGATATATGACACCCCTGAAGGGGATTTCAAAGCGCTCTTCCCCAGAGGCCTTCGCATGAGAGATGAAGTCTATATGATTGAAAAAACGGATAACCTATGACGAAATACATTGACGCTGGAAAGGAGGAAAAATATGAAACGGGACTATAGACTTTTATTTGCATTGCTGAAGCAGCATCCTATGATAGACAAGGATGAGCTGGTGCTGCAGTTTACTGACGGCAGGACTACTCACCTGAATGAGATGAAGAATGATGAGTACATGCAGATGATCGGAGCCCTGGAGGAAGCTTCGCAGCCTTCCAGGGCAGAGCTCAAGCGCTGGCGCAGCTCTGCACTGCTTCGCATCGGCCGCCTGGGCATAAGCACCATTGACAACTGGGACGGCATCAATGCCTTTGTCTCTTCAAAAAAGATTGCCGGAAAGCCTTTCTATGAGCTGAAAGTGCCGGAGCTGCAGCAGCTGGTGCGCAAGCTGGAGGCCATCGAAAAGAAGGGCGGTCTCAAGAGCATCGAGGAAAAGCCTGAGAGCGTGTCTCCGGAGGCTTTACAGGTAATTTCATGGTTTCCCCGGTCATCCGTATCATCTTAACGTAAAACACCGCAAATATGACACAAGAAAAAATCTACGAAGTAGAGCTCACCAGGGAAGAGCTGGAGATTATCACTGTTGCCTTGACTGACAGAAATGTACTTACTTTGAGACTAATAAACTATTGCGATGATAAGCACTTGAACTTTGTCGACTACTTAAACAGCAAGGAAATGCTGGTAATGAGAATGGAAAAGCTATTAAATAACATTTAATCACACACAAAAACATTTATTACTATGTCAGAAGCAACAAATGAAGCTGGCGTCCAGAAGACGTTCCAAGACAAGGAGGGAAAGCTTATTGCTCCCAATTCCTTCATCAAGGATGAAAACGGAAATGTTTATTCCGTTAACCGTCATTACCAGGCCGTTCCCACAGCTGGTGAGGATTCTCCGGCAGTGGAGCTTTCCAGCCTCCTGGAGAAGACTACAGTGACCGTCATGAGCGCCAAAGAGGTGCTTGAATGTGGCACTAAGGTGCTCAAGCGCAGGGGCCGGGGAAGACAACCAAAGCCGGAGAAGGAAACAAGCCAGAGCCCTGAGCATCTGGAGGGCAACCTGTTGCCAGCTCCGCTGGATCTTGTCCTTGCCAGCATTCCCAGTAACGAGCTGGCCAATGAGCTGCGCAGGAGAGGTTATACCCTTTGTGCCGTGAAGCCGGCTCTCATCAACCTTTAATCTGTCCGGATATGAAGCAGATAGTTCCCGAACTGACAAGGCACGATGCCCTTGAGCTGGTTGAGCAGCAGCGAAAGGAATATCGTCTCATTGGTTCCCAGCGCCGGATTCCCGGCCTCATTCTCTTCGAGTATGACCTTACCACCGGAGAGCTGCGCAGGTCTTCCATGAAGACGGAGATCGGCCTGACCATCGACGGGCGCCTTAACAAGAGCCGCCAAGTCAACAGTCGGGAACTCTGCCTCTATATCCAGGCAATAAATGAGCAGAATGCCATGCGTAAGGTGCAGCAGCTGCTTAAACGCAAAAGTATAAGAGACGGACTATTAAGACCACAAAAGTAATGAGCTGGATAAGTTATATACTTGTTTTTCTGGTTGTAGGACTTTTTCTTCTTACTTGTAAACTGGTGAGGCAGATTGATCAGCAGAACCAGGAGATAGACGCCCTTTGCGACGTGCTGGCAGACAGAACGCATCCAAGCAGGCCCTCCTGGGTTACAGATTCAGAGGAAAAGGCTTTGGATGAAATCGTAAAAGACTGGAATGCCTACGGCTACAATGACTATAGGAGGCTGGTTATTGCCGGAATGCTGTACAAGGAAGAGTCCCTGAGGAGAAGTGCAGTGAAAGGACATTTTCTGGAAGACGAGATCATCGCCCCTCCAAGTATTCAGATAGACGATTGGTGCGGCCATGAGCCGGGAGACGAAGTCGACATAATATTTCTAAACAATACTAAAAAGTAAAATAATGGCTGAAGACAACAAAACCCAGGCGGTCCAGATGACCGCTGAAGAGTTTGCCGCTTTCCAGGCCTTCAAGGCTGAGCAGGCAAAGAAAGAGGCGGAGGCACGCATCAATGCCCTCCGTGACAATTACGCAGACATGGCCGAGAGTTTCATCAATCGGACCATCAAGAAACTCACTCCGCTCTCAGAGAACATCAAGAAAAAGAAGGCGGAAGTCCTGGACGAGTTCTCTGCCCTGCAGAAGCTTAAGTCGGAGCTGCTGGAGATTGACGGCAAGGACATGCCCAAATCCCACACTTTCACTAACAAGGCCGGAGACAAGCGCGTGACCGTGGGAGTCTATGAGACCGATAACTACGATGACACCGTAGAGGAAGGCATTGCCATCGTCAAGGGATACATCGAAGGCCTCGCCCAGGATGAGCGCTCACAGCAGCTGGTGAAGATGGTGATGAGCCTCCTTTCCCGCTCTGCCAACGGCGCCCTCAAGGCCTCTCGCGTGGTACGCCTGCACAAGCTGGCCGACGAGAGCGGAGATCCCCGCTTCATTGAAGGCGTCCGTATTATCGAGGCGGCCTATCGTCCCGCCATCAGCCGGACCTATATCCGCTGCGAGGTGCGCAACATCGACCCTGAGACCCAGGTGGTGAAAGACTGGGAGGCCCTGCCCCTTGGAATGACTGAATCTTAACAATCTTAAGGAGAGTATTTAAGATGAAAAGGAAGCGCGACAGCAGGCTTATAGAAAAGCGCAATAAGAAGATCTGCGCCAGGTATTACTACTGGACTGAACTCCAGCGACTGCGCAGTGATGATGCCATCCACCAGCTCGCCGAGGAGGAATTCTTCTTGAGCGAAGCTACGGTCTTGAATATTCTCCGGAAGATGCAGCGCCTGGGAGAGGCGGAACTGAAGCGGAATGCCCAGCTGAAGAAGCCGCAGAAGCTTCCAACCATTACGGCGGACATGCTGTCGCTGATGCCGGAGAGGCTTCCCAAGAAATAAGGTTTAATCATTATTAAATACCCCGCTAAAGAGAAAATCTTTCGCGGGGTGTTTGTTTTTATTAGAGCGTTGGTCCTATGACTACCTTTGGTGAGGCATGTGCAGGGATTTTCTCCGGCTGCAGCAGCTCCGTCACTACTCCGGTGTAGGTCTGCTCATAGACCTTGATGCCATGATCCCAGGTATAGAAGCGGGAGTTCGTACGGATGAGTTCCGTCATATCCTCTATCCGGTAGCCCTGCAGCAGCTTGTGCACCTTACGGCGGAGAGCTGCACGCTCGGTAATACGAGCTGTAGTATTGGAGCCGTAGTGGGTATCGTCATAGCAGTCTATGATAAGCCTTACGCGGACGGTGGCCGTGCCTTTCTGTGATAGACCTCCGATATTGCTCCACACGACGTCCGGAGCGTCGATGAGGACCGCGGGGAAGGTCAGAGGATAGGTGTCACGGTTTTCCTGGTTTATCATCTCCAGCTGGCCGTAATCCTCGTCAACGGTTCTGAGTTCGGGCATCTCTCTCCCGAAGAGGTCAATAAGACTTTCCAGTAGCTTTTCCATTTGAGTGCTTTTTAATGAATTCTTGCAGTTCTTTGTCTACGACGTCCTTCACTATGGCGTCCACTTCTTTGCTGGGCCCCAGGAAGTGACGGCGGGGTATCTTGATACGGCTGCCGGGCTTCTTGAGTGCCATACGCTTCCAGAACTCCGTCTCCGGAGCTTCCACGCCCATCCGCTCCTTATGCTCCAGGTGCTTTGCCCAGAAGAAGCGCTTCATGCGCTCCGTCACGCCTATCTCCTCTCCGTCATTATGCGTAGCCGCATAGACTTCGGTATTGCGTATTATGACCCTTCCTGGAAGCGGTTCGTAGTCCGTGTTCATCATCAGATGATTGGTCCCGGAGAGAAGAGGCCCGTACTGCCCCGCAGCTCCCCTGAAGCCCAGGGAGGTGCGCAGCGGAGTCTGCCAGGCCTGGTCACTGTAGAAGCGGCCCTTGCGGAAGTTCTCCCGTACAGAGCTCTGCACGGCCCGTCCCACCTTCACCGGCAGCGTGCGCAGGTAAAGCTTCTTCAAATCTTCCAGGTTATCCCTGATCATCTTTTCAACATCCGGAGCGGGCATATTGTTAAAAAATCAATAAATCCTTTTAATTCTTTACTATTTTTTATATATTTGCGGCTAATGGACATTCAGAAAAAAGTAAAGGCATTAGCTAAGTCTGAAGACTACGACATTGTAAACTATCTTGGCCAATGGAATGGCTGGGAAGTTTACGGTGTAGACACTACGGACGAGTGCTCAGTCGGTTTACCGCAGTACATTCTTTCTGCCGGTGATGATGTCCATTGGGCTTCTGTTGAACAGATCCCCAAAATTATGTCAGCAGGCCTCATTTAGCTCTGGTTTTAGGTTTTCTCTTACAAACACGGACGTAATTCGGGTTGACGTTTAAAGTGTCAACACGATAGTATTGTACTGAGTCGGCACGAATCAGAGACCCCCATTCTTTATTGATTCTTTCGAGAGTATACTTTTCACCAGTCTGAGGATCATAGAAAAATGCGTCATCTGCTGTGCGCTCAAACGTAATGATATGACCGCTATGATGTCCACTCCAACTCCACTTGATATGATAACGGCCTGGTGCCTTAGCCTTTTCAAAGAAATCAGTGAAATCCTTTGCATCTAAAGCTTTGGGCTCTTGATTAGTCTCACGGTCAATCCACGCCATTTGCGTGCGGTATGAGAGGCGACGTGGCAAGGAATCTCTGCGTTTATTATTTCCTATTGCTTCCACATCCCATCCTCGCATTCTCAACTCGTGGCTGACCACACAACTCTGGCAGTTTACGCCGTACATCTTGGCTTCTCCATAATGGGGATTGCTCCTTTTAGCGTTCGCTGCATCAAAAGTCATAGGTTTTTGAGGAATCTTCATTTCCAGGATCTCAGCAATCCTTCCCTCATTTGCCCTTACTTTCTTTCGGTCTTCCCATTTCCGAAGGATCTCGGCCTTTTCTGCTTCCGTCCGGCGCATACTGGAGGGGCTTCGTTTCTTGAGGAAGGTATCCACTGCCTGCTGGGCACCGGGGTAAGCTTCGGTGATGTACGGGTGGGTGTCGCTGAAGAGCTTGCCGTCCTTGGCCGGATTGTTGTCAAGGCCGGGCATAGGGAGAGGCGGGGTGTATCCGTCCAGGGCAGAGGCGTTGACGGGGTCGTCGGTCTGCTTAAGGCTGCACTTGCAGTTCCAGCGGTCACCAGGGCGATGCTCCTGCCAGAAGGGATGATTGATAGGCAATGTAAGTTTTTTCTCCCAGTAGTGCTGGTGCAGCGGATCCGGAGTGATGGAGGTCGTAGGCATCCAGCGGATATTGGGGAAGACATCGGCCTCCTCCAGGAAGTGCTTCCAGTCAGCGGCCTGGTGTGCGCGGATAATGGCCGTGTCGTATTCCGTCTGGAGCCACTGGCGGCAGTAGTGGTCCGTCATGCCCTTGATATCCAGCTTCCAGCGGTCAAAGCTCTTGAGCCGACCGGTCACGGGGTCTATGAGCTGGGCTGCGATGTCATTCTGCATCCGGTGAGTCTTGAAGGCGGAGAAGACGGCGTTATTGGTCCGGAGCTCATACAGGAAGCGGTCAGTGATAATCTCAGGTTCCTGGCTCTCTGCAAGGCCCTGGGCTGTAGCCTCATTGAAGAGACGCAGCGTCTCGTCGAAGATGCTTCGCTCGATCTCCGTCCTTACGTCCAGGTCTTTGTTGTAGATTGCCCTCAGACCGTCAGCCAGTGCCTTGGGGCTGAAGGTCACGGCCAGAGTGGCAGACTCGTTACGGAAGCCCGTCGGGACCAAGTTGGGACCCAGTTGGGACCCAGTCCCGCTGCATATCGGACAGCTGCACCGGTACTGCCCGTCTAAAAGAAGGGCAAAGGTTCGTCTCTGGACGCCCCGTCCTGCGGGGCTAGTCCGAAAAAACGCTTGAACCGGTCCAGGAATTTCCGCTTCTCTTCATTTGTGGGCGGCTGGTTCAGTTGCTCTGCCAGCTGGCGGGCCCTCTCTTCCTTCTGCCGGGCTTCCGCCTCCTGCTGAGCCTTCAGCGCGTCGTAATCGTCCGGCTTCTCCACGTCAAAGGTCTTATACAGGTAGTCATCGGACATGGGAAGACCCATCTCCTTGAGCTTGGATACGACGTTAATCTGCACCTGCTTGTCCTGGTACTTCTGTTCCACGCGGACAAACTCTCCGCCTTGGGTATTTACTCCCAGAGCTGCGAAGATTTCTGTCATGTCATAGTTGAGCAGATCCAGGATAAACTGCACGTCATCCTCAGTTATCTTCATCTGCTCTTTGGCCTGCACGGTGCCCAGGGCCTGCGTGCCGTTCTCGCTGGACTTCGTGGTGAGAGTGTTGCCCAGGACGGCAATGGACATCTCGTCATTGCAGTTGGCCGTGAAACGCTCATAAAGGTCGTTTGTGCCGCTCTTGCCCTGCGCTTCGTGTAATTGCATACCTGAGCCTTCAGGATGAATATACACGGCGTTTACGCCCTGTTTACGGGCATCCTCCAGCAGACGCTTGCGGGCCTCCTCGTCACCGGCCGTGTAGGTGTACTCCCTGATAGGCATGCCGAAGATCTGGCAGAACTGTGCCCAGTCTCCAAGGTTGCCCCTCTTGTAGAGTGCATAAGGTGCGCAGGTGGCAAGCTTGCCCAGGCCGCGAGGCTCATCACAAATCACCAGGCAGTTGGAGAAGACCTCCAGCGGAATACCGTTCACGTCAGTCTCATACAGGAGGACCTGCTTCTTTACAGGGTCAAAGTGCTTGCGGTCTATGAGGTCGAAGGTGATCCAGCCTCTCTCGTCACGCCTGAACTGGCAGAGGGTAAAGCCCCAGAGCTTTGAGTTGATGGCTTCCTTTACAAAGGCGCGGAACCAGGGACTGCGTATCTGGGTATTCACCTCATCCACCGGCTTTCCGTCCCTCTGGAACTCGAAGCGCTCACGGGCAACGGCGCTCAGGCGCTTGTCTATGATGCCGGAGAGGTGACCATCGGTGGTGATGATGGAGTGATAGATATCATAGAGCTGTGTGCGGTTGTAGAAGTCAATCTGGCTTGCGCTTTCCAGCGAAGCCATGTACTTGAGGATATTGAAGTGGAACAGTTCCGGACTCTGCAGAATGATGGTAGGGTTCTGCTGACCGGGCAAGATATCGCTTGCTCCTGCAGAAGTAATGATCTTTTTGGCGGCAGGACGGCCGCGACGTTTGGTGTCTTCCATATACGCTTATAGGTTAAAAGTGTGTGGGCCTGAGTTCTTCCGAGGCTATCTGCCAGGGTGAGTTTTTCGCCTGCTCCTCCTCAGGGAGCCGGGGAGCATTGGCAATGGTGACCTTGCCGGCGGCTACTGCCTTGAGCCATTCTACGGCGCGGTTGTAGCGGTCCTCACGGACCTTTGACATCTTGTACGGGTTGTGCTGGCAGAAGATGTGATAAATGGCAATGTCAAGCGCCATCATGAGGACCAGCTGGTTCCTGTCACTGCCGGTGGCGCCGAAGATGGCGTCACAGTCATAGAACTTGTCCATGTAGCAGCGCATCTCTTCGATGGCCCTGTCCTCGCAGATCTCGATGATGGCGGAGTCAGCTATCTCGCTGTCGTGCCTGAGGAGCGCGTCCAGAATTTCCCTGTGAATGCTGGCATCGTAGTCGTCCAGCGTTATGAATTGACTCATATTTAAAAACTGTTTAATTGGCGTTTAAATGGCTACATCCGGTGCCTCTCGTCTATGATCTCATCCCGTGATATCGTGTCCACGGAGTGACCGTCTAGGGCGGTTCTCCGGTTGATCTCAGCTATGGCACCCTCCACGCAGTCAGGGCCGTCAGAGGGATAAGGAAGGGTCATCTCGAAGAGCTTGAACTGGTCCAGCAGCTCCTTCATGTGCGGATTGTCTGCCTCGTCCTCATTGAAGAGCCAAGCACCGTTGCGGTCTATGGGCTCCAGGTTTGCCTCGATACGTGCAGCCTTGTCAGTCTTGGGCCTGGCGTCTCCGATAATGAAAAGGCTCTCTCCACGCGCCTGGTTCTGCTCCCGGATGAGGGGGAGGAAGACTTGCTCATAGAACGGATCCTGCAGGGAGTTGTTCTCCACCAGGTAGAAGACCGGCACGCGGTTGCCCACCCAGGCCTTGCACTGGTAATACCAGTCAATAAAAGCCGCGTTGGAGGGCCTGTCCACAAAGGCCTTCAGAATGTAGTACGTTGTGCGGATCTTGCCGATGAGGCAGACGGCTTTGGTGGAGCTGCCTTTCTTGCCGTTGTTGGAGGTGGATGGGTCTCCGTAGCAAATAAGGAACTTGAACTTGGAGAGCGCCGGCATCTTGCCCAGAGGAAGGTTCTTGAAGACCTTCCCTTCGTGGATGGGATTGTTCATGTATTCCGCCTGGAAAGCGCCGGTGGAGATGGTGGCTCTGACGCGCTCAATGTGCTCCTGGGAGTTCTTCTCCGGCCAACTGCTCTTTCCCTCCTTGTCCACTATGTTCACGATCATGTGCTTGTCCGCTTTTGCACCGAAGCGGGCAATGCATGTGTCTTTGGCAATGAGGTTACCCTTGGCCAATATGAGTGTAGGAGAGCTGACTGAACGTGTGGGTATGACAGCCCTCTCGATGAAC